TTTTCCAATTGTGGGTTTCCTGACCCACAATCATCGAATAGAATTGTTGTCATTTTAGACTTGAAACCGTCCCAATACTGAGCGGACAGATTCTTCGTATAATTCAATTCTTCCGATGTGTCCAATCCTGCGGACTGGAGCAAAATTTTGTTGAGTTGTTTGACAAACTCAGACTTTCCTACCTCGGGTACACCTCGTACTCCGTATCCGAAGGGCGCTCTCCTTGACTTTGTGCCGACCTTGGCGGCTACAATCTTCTTTTCCATGGCTGTACACCACATAAGTTTGTCTGAGAGAACACGCTTACGCATGTCGTTCTTTTCTTGACGGAGCATCTCAGTGATTTCTGAAATGCAATAATCCAAATCCTTCTGGTACGCAGTATCAGTTCTGCCATCCAGTTTTTCAATGGAACCTGCAAGGAGGTAGTCTTGTTCCGCTCTGAGTTGAGCGAGAATCTGATCAAGCTTAATAGCCTTATCTTCAGGGTAAAAGAAATGGGAAATAGATCCCTTCTCCCAACTCTCAGTAAATTTCTCAGCAAAGAAAGATACTGTCTGAAAGGCTGCGTCGATCAAAGAGAATGCATCAGCATGCAATAATTTGAGGTCGGGACCCCACATTTTTACTTGCTTTACATTCAGCGTCACATCTTCTATGCGACAAAATTCCATAGCCACAGCGAGACCAAGAAGGCGAGAGAAATTCTCGAACAAAGGAGAAAGCTTAACGCTCTCCCAATTGTTTCGTAAGTTCCTAAAGAATTCACTCCAGGACTTACCCTTATTCTCATCATCACCTCCTGGTCCCTGAGGACCAGCAAACATCTCAAAACAGTAAGACTCCACCATTTCAACAATGGAGCCACTGTAAAAGTCACCTGCATATAGTCCAAATGCTGCAACAAATCCTGCTACCGATGTCGTTTGGGACACTGACACGAATAGCATAACCAATCTTTCCACATGTCTAAAGACATTCATATCACCTACTCCTAGAGAATCCAGCCATTTCTGGATCTCACCTCGAATTCCTTCATTCTGAGGCTTTGTCGCCATGCTGACATAGTCAACGACGGCATTTGGGTCCTGTAGATTAGGACCAGTTGTCTGGAACATCCTAGCCTTTAAAAAGGCATAGGCTGTATTGAATTTCATCTTGGATCGGGGGTGCTCCTATAATATAGAAGCGGGGGTTTAAATGTTTAAAAAGATATATCTGGATCATATAGATACAGAAGGGGATAAAATTCATGGGTGTGTTGGGGGTTTTGGGTGATTTGGGAACGGGTTAGGAGCGCAAATCGGGGGCTTTGGGGGTACGGCTTAAGGCGAAGACCGGGACCGGTCCATAAAGTGGGTGCCGCACTCGGCTATAACCAAGCCTGGTGGCCGAAAGTTTAGTGCACTACGCCTCTTTATACGTAGCTTCCTGCTTTTATCGAATTACAGGATATTATGAGGTCCATTACTGGATATACTATACACAGCTGTCGTTAACGCGAAGACACGTTCATCCCTATGGGGGACAGGTACATTCAAGCTACCTTTACACTTTTACCGAGAAACGCCTACAGACACAGTCTGACGTCGTTCAACTTATTATGTGTTGCCTTCTACTGAGACGATGTAAAACTCGGTTTTCTTCTAATTGAGACCGAACCTTTGCGTGTGCTGTCGCCCGCATCGCTTCGCGGGTCTCAGCTTTTTACACTAAAGTCGTTACTGCTACATGTATTATTTTTATTCATTCTACATCAGAGCTAATTTACAATTTTACATTTTTATATTAGTTTTTGCATGGCTTTATTACACAGATCGTAGCCATATAAGACGATCACTGAAAGAGTAGTAAAAATCCATACTACAATAAATACGTCAGGACTTATAGTTCCTTTGCCTATAACATAAATACTATAATATTTCAAATTATACATAATCAGATTAGTTTAGCGCTAAGTCTTGTTGGTGCGCTAGATACCAACTCACATGAAATGTACGTTACTGCCCTCGAGATTGAGGTTGAAATACAGTAATGCTCTATACTTAGATCACGGTTTTTATACTCTGGTACTGAGTCTGCCATAAAGGCAAATGTAATGTTTCGGGGTTTCAGAACCCAGCGGTAATTCTACCGAGATTATGTGTACATTGTTAACTTCGTCTTGCGAAAATTATCTAGAACCATCATTGATACTATTAATTCTCTTAACATATGCTTC